TCACCGCGAAGGCTTTGCGCGGCGGTGGTACTTGCCGTCCACATAGTGCCGCGTCATCGCCTCGCCGCGGTGCCCAAGCAGGCGCTGCGCCGCTCGCATGTCCTCGCCGGCAGCCAGCAGTGCGTCCACCCCGGCGCGGCCGCGCAGGTCGTGGATGTGCAGATCCGTGATGCCGGCGCGCGCGCATGCCTGGTCCCAGGCGGTCTGGATGCCCTTGTACGTGTACGCCCGGCCGAGCCGGCTCCTGAGCAGGTGGCCGATCTTCTCGCGACCGGCAGCACAGGCCTCGACCGCCGCGCGCAGCGCGGGGGTCCACTCAATCAGCAGCCGCTCGCCGGTCTTGCTCTGCTGCACGAGCAGACCTTCGTCGGTCACGTCCTGCCAGCGCATCTTGAGCAGGTCGCCGATGCGCTGGCCCGTGATCAGGGCAAGGTCGATCATTTGGACGAGCACCTGCCCGTTCTGGAACTGGAGGGCCGCAGCCTTGAGCCGCTCGATCTCCGCGTCCGTCACCACGCGCTTCCTGCCGCGCAGCGCCTTGGCTGGCACGTCATCGACGGGGTTGTGCCCCTCGCGCAGGCCCTCGAGTGCCGCGAACGCGAGCACCTGGCGCAACATCGTGCGGTGCATGTTGTAGGTGCGCGGCGTCACCTCGAAGGTGGCGAGGTAGGCGGCGCAGACCGGCGCGGTGACCTGGGCGGGCGAGAACTCGGCGAAGGCCTCGCCCATCACGGCCGCGCGGCGCTCTTGGTCGTCAATCGTCTTCGGCGCCCACTTGCCGCGCTTGCTCTTGAGCCAGCGGCCGATCACGGCGGGCATGCGCTGCGTCGTGGTGTCCTGCTCGGCGAGGTCGGCAAGCGCCCGGTACATCGCAGGCAGCCCGTCGCGCTCCGCGGCTAAGCGGATCCACTTGCCGGCCGGCGTTACGAAGTAGAAGGCGCCGTGCCGCAGGTACACGCGGCGAGGCAGGTCGCGTTTCATGCCGTCCTCAGTTGCGGGGTGCGGAGCTTCGGCGCCGGCGTGGTCGCCGGCCGCGCGGCGCCGCTGCACACGGCAGCGTAATGCTCCCGCTCCAGGATCACCGCCCCCGTGACGGGGGATCGGCGCGCGCGGTAGAAGCCCTGGCGGTGCAGCTCGGCGAGCTGGCGATCGGCGCGGCGGTAGCCGGTGACGGCGTGGAGCTCGGCGGGGGTCAGGGTGGGGGTGTTCACGCCGGCTCCTTCGGGGGGCGGGTGCGTGCGCGGATCGCGGCGGCGCACTCCGCTGGGGTGTCGAAGCACGGCAGCTCGACCCGCTCGCCGCTCACCAGCCCCGGGTAGGTCGATTCGCACAGCGCCGCGCACGCCTCGCGCTCGGCAGCGGCTGCCCGCTCGACCTCGGCCTGCAGTTCGGCGATGCGTGCCTTGTCCTCCAGGTGTGCTTTGTCGCGCAGGCCCAGCTCGGCGGCGGCCTGGAGGCGCAGGTCTCGCACGAAGTCCAAGTCCTTCTTCAGCCTCGCAATCGCCTCCAGGATCGCCTCGTTGTCGGGCTCGCAGCCCAGCTCGGCGGCCGTCTCGCGCAGCAATGTGTCGCACTCGGCGGCCAGGCGGTCCACCAGATCCATGACGGCATCCGAGATAGGCTGCGCGGCGGCGGGCTGCGGGGCGTCAAGGAAGGGCTCAAGCGCGGCGAGGATGGACTCCTTGTCGCAGTTGCACTGGTTGCCCGGGTCGCCCTCGTAGTGGTCGGAGAGGTAGCAGTTGTCGCCATGGGGCGCGGCGTCGATCCAGTCGTGCGCCCAGCGCAGCGCATCCAGAGGCTGCGGGGCGGCGGCGCGCCGGTTCCAGCGCTCCAGCACCCTCTCCCGGCTCTCGTCGATCATCCCGGCGCCGCAGCCGCACTCGATCACGGTGCTGCCCGGGTGGTCGGGCATCTTCCAGCCGCCGAAGTTGAAGCTGTGCGCGTGCGGCTGGATGTCGTGTATCAGCGGCTCGGCGCCGCAGTGGGGGCAGGGGAGCAGCTGGGCCTGCTGCTGGTGGTGCTGAATCGCGGGGGTCTCGCTCGCAAGTGCTTGTCGCGCCTCGGTTTCTGGTGGCGCTGAAGCGGCCTCATTCCCGGGCGGAAAACCGGAAGTGGCCTCGACGCACTCCTCATCGAAGCAGCGGCATTCGTTGGTTCGCAAGGTCATCTCTCACTCCACCGGCACGCCATCGATGCGCGCCTTGATCTCGACGGTCCGGGCGCAGTCGCGGATCTTCGAGGGGTTGGTCTTCTGCATCACGCGCACGGCGACGGCAGCGAAGGTCTCCAGGCGGCACAGCGCTAGGTCCTCCGGGGACTTGTCGGCCGGGGCCAGCGCGGCGCGGATCGCCTTCAGGTCGGCAGCCACGTCGGCCTCGGTGCTGGCCAGGTCGGTGCGGGCGCGGGCGGGCTTCATGCGGCTTCCTTCATGCGTACCATGTCGAGTCCTTTCATCGGAATTAAGGTCGACCGGAGTTGCAAGTCATGGATAGCTGGAGTAGCCCGGAGGGGGCAGCTTGGGTCCAAGCCGTTGGCTCGGTGCTGGCCATATTGGCGGCCGTAGCTATTGCCGCTTGGCAGCACCATGCGGACGTAAGACGGCAAGAAAGAGCGGGCGCTCAAGAGGCTCGACGACTGCTCTCCATCGTTGTGGAACTCTGCGATGGCGCTTACCACCTTGTTGGGAGCATTGACGCCAATCGCAGCAACCCGTTGCGGACGGAGACGACGAAGCACCGGGACTGGCAGCGGCGTCACATTGCTGAGTTGCAGGCAAGCTTGCGTGGAATTCCGCTTCACCATCTGCCAACAGCACAAGCTGTTCGAGAGCTCCTCCGTGTTCGGAATATTCTTGAGGAGGCTCATGGCTTGGTCCTTTATGAGCCGTCCCACGCAGGAGCGGGGGGCCACGTTTCCTGCGGTGAGACCTACGGCCTTCCGTGGCGCCCCGTTGTAGGAATGCTGAGAGATTCGCTCGCGTTGCTCCGCGAAGAACTCGACCGGTGCACGTAGGCGACTCATCCCTTCGGCCCTCCCGGCATGTCCGCCCAGTGGGTGACGCGGGCAGCGACGCGCGCGCCGCTGACGTAGTACCAGCCGCCCTCGGAGTGGAAGCCCGGCCACGTGGGCTCGTCGTCGCACTCCACGGCGAGCAGCACGGTGGTGTCGTCGTCCGGCAGCCGCTCGGCCACCGGGTGCCAGGTGATGGTTTCGGTGGTCATGCGAACAGCCCTCCGCGGCTTTGCTCGAGCGCGGCCGAGCACGCGGGGTTGAGCCAGACGACCTCGGTGCGCTGCTGGCCGCCATCGGCCATAGCCCGGCGTTCGAAGCGCTCCCAGTCGAGGAAGAGCTCGAGGTCGTAGAGGTCGCAGGCGTAGCCGGACAGAACCACCATGCCGGAGCAGCTGCGTAGCGTGGCCGCGAGCGCGCGGTGGTCGTCATCGGTCATCTCGTGCCGATACGCCGTGTCGTTGTGGCTGCTGACCTGGATGGAGCTGCGGGTGCTGTGCGGATACGGCGGATCGACGTAGAACAGCGTCTCGCGGCTGTCCTGCTGTTGGATCACCTCGATCGCATCGCGATGCTCGACCACTACCCCGCGCATGCGCTCTGTGAAAGCGGCAATGTGCGCGGGGTAGTTGGTCCAGTCGATTTGCGCCGGCTGGCCCTGGCGCAGCGCCTTGGCGCGAAAGCCGGTGCGGTTGTGGCGCAGCGTCGTCGTGCCGAAGCCCATGAAGGAGCGCACCAGGGTGCGGCGCGCCTTCTCCACAGCGTCCTCCGTCGGCTGATAGGAGCCCAGGAACTCGACTCGCGAGAACGGGGTGAGGTAGATCGCGCGGCTCAGCTGCTCCGCCGCCGCCGGATTGCGTAGCACGGAGAACAGGTTGACGACCTCGTCGTCCAGGTCGTTGTAGACCTCGCTGTAGCTGCGCTCCTTGCGCAACAGCACCGACGCGCCGCCGCCGTAGGGCTCGACGTAGATGCGATGCTCGGGGAAGAAGCCGGAGATCCAGCCAGCAAGGCGGAACTTGCCTCCGTGGTAGCGCAGCGCCGGGCGGGTGATGGTTTCGGTGATCACGCTGCGGCCCTCCGGAACTCCACGACCCAGACCCAGGGATTTGCGTCCCAGGAGCCGGCGCCGTTGATCTGTTCCCACAGGTCGCGGTAGCCGCGCCGGTAGGTCGTCAAGTGGGCGGCCGGACTGTTCTTGACGCCCACCCCCTCGGCCTTCGCGTCTTCCTCGCTGATGTCCTGCAGCCGCTCCACGCGCACGCCGGTGATCTCCAGGGTGAGGCGGGAGGCTGCGCGGCGCATGTGGATCGACGGAATCCACCTCTCGCCAGGCTCCAGCTCGTAGCCATCAGCGGCGAATGCTGCGACGTGTGAGAAGACGCGCGGGCCCTTCGGGTCTTCCGGGTTGATCGACCACCACGCCAGATGCGTCTCCTTCACCCACAGCCGGTCGCCGGGCTGGCCGTAGGGGCAGTCCGACATCTGAGCAAGCTCCTTGGTCCAGCAGCGCATTGCCCCGGCGCGATCGCAGACGGCCCAGCCGCCACTTCGACGGTCTTCAAATGGCTGTGGCTTCACCACGCGCCGCGTCTGCGTCTTGGTGCCGGCGAGCAGGGCGCGCACCATCGGCGCGCTGAAGAGGATGGGACGCTCCTTCATGCCGCGGCTCCTTCCTTCTCCTCCGCCACCTCGCGCACCGCCTCCACGGGCAGGCACAGGGCTGCTGCGACCTTGGCGAAGATCTCCGGCTCGCTCAGCTCGAAGTTGCGATCCCGGGCGGCCTTCAGAGCGTCGCGCACGTCTTGCTTCTTGACGAGGCTCATGCTGCCTCCCTGAAGCTGCTCGCCTGGGGGATGCCGCCGAGCGCTTCGATCAGGTCGGGCAGCAGGCAGCGGAGTTCGCCGGTAAGGATGGCCATGTCGGCGTCGAAGGCGTCCTCGTCCTCGATGCCGCGCTTCTCGAACACCACGCCGAGGAAGGACAGCTTCTTGAGCTGCAGCGTGTCGGTCAGGACGAACGAGACACGGCCCTCCCAGGTCAGCGCGAGCTTGGTCGGCGCCTTGCCGGCGGCGATGTGCTCGCGCACCTCGTCGATGTCGAGCGGGTGGCGGCCGTAGCGCACGATCGACCGCATCTCGTCGGCGGACTTCAGTTCGCACTCTCGATCCACCGAGAAGCCTGCCGGCGGTTCGCCGCTGGCAAGCCAGTGCGACATCGCTGCCGCGGGCGACATCGCCGTGTGCTGAGCGCCGACCGCGAAGCCGTCGACTGCCTTCACAAGCGCGGTGATCGCCTCTTCGGCGCGGGCGGGGCTGCTGGAATCGATGACCAGGCGCTGCGCATGCGGGTCGATCCACAACCGCACGGCGCTGCGCTTCGTGAAGGCCAGGGGCAGCAGCTCGAGCTCGGCCTGCTCCTTGAGCTCCTTCGTCTGCCGGCGCCCGGGCTTGCGGCCGGTCTCCTGCTCCACCTGCTTGGCGAGCTCCTCGGTGCGGCGCTTCACGACCTCGGCCGGCAGCGCTTTCTGCTCGATCGCAAGCTTCAGCAGCAACTGCCCGCCCACCGACTCGACCAGCGCGCCGTGCTCGACGCCGCGCGGCGGCACCCATCCGTGCGAGCTGGGCTGAGTGGGCGCGCAAGGGATGAAGCGGGCACGCTGCAGCGCGGTCTCGAGTACGGCAGCCGAGAGGCCGGGCGCGCCGCTGAGCGTGTAGATGATTACGTTCTTGAACATGGTGAGCTTTTTTGGTGTCGTTGTTCAGGGGTGGAGCGCCCGCGGGTCCCTCCCGGTCCCACACTTCCCCCGAAGCAGGGAAGGGGCGGGCGCTCCGAAATCAGGCGGCCAGGGGTTGCCGCAGGCTGGCCTCGTACTGGTCGACCAGCCGCGCGAAGGCGAGGAGATCGGTTTCAAGGTCGGCGATGTAGTCCTCGTCGCGCTCGACGCGCAGCCGGTAGAGCTGGCGGCCGATCGGCTCAAGCGCCGGGCAGTACAGGCAGAACTCCCACCAGCGGCGGTGCGTGATCCACATGCAGCCCTGGACCTGGTCGCGGTAGTCGCTCCAGTCGCCGGAGACGAGCACGCTGCGCAGCTTCTCGGGGGAGACGAGGCACTTGTATTCGCTGCCGCCGCCCTCGCCGATCAGGCCGTCCGCGCTGGCCCCGAACAGGCCGTCGTCGGTGGTGACGAAGCCCGCAGGCTCGACCACGAGGCCGGTCTGCAGCTCGTGCTCCAGCCGCGCGGCGGGCTCGAGCTCGTGGCCGCGCTTCATCTGCCAAGTCTCGAAGCCCTCGTCGAGCGGCTGGCCGCTGATGCGCTCGATGGCGAGCTTGAAGGCGTAGTCCTTGGCTGCAGCTGAGAAGTCACCCTTGTTTGGGCCGGACTTCAGGCGCTCGCGCGCCACGCGGAACATGCTGGCCGTGATGCAGCCGGCGCGCGCCGCGTGCCACTGCTCCGAGCCTTGTGCGCAGGCGATGAGCTTCACGGCTGCTGCCCCTCTGCGGCTTCCATGTCGCGCACGAAGTCGTCAACCTCGCCGGCCTCACCTTCGGCCTCGACCGTGCGCTGTGCGTCAGCGTCGATCGCGACTTGCTTGAGGCGGTTGTGCTCGCCGGCCAGCAGCTTGCGGCTCTCCTTGCTCGCGGCCTGCCAGAACTGCTGATAGGCCGCCACGCCGTCAGCCGCAGCGTTCTCGGCTGCCTCCAGCAGCCCGGCGGGCATCTGCGGCTCGACCGTCTGTGCCGCACCCATGTGCTTCGGCTGGCTAGCAGCCTGCACCTCGAACTCGTCGGGCGTGTAGACCCCGAGGATCACATCGGAGGCGTACAGCCGCGCCCAGCGCTTCTGCGCGAGGTAGGCGAGTTGCTGCCGCGGATCCTGCTCCCACAGAGGCGAGTTGCGCACGCCGGCCTGGGCCATCGTCACGACGATCTCGCGCGGCGTGTCCTCGCCCTTGAGCGTGGCCCACACGCGCACGCCGCGCTCGCTGCTCTTGTCGGTCTTGCCGTTGACGTTGCGCCAGTCGCCGAACCAGTCGAAGTGGAAGCGGTCGCGAGTGACGCCGCTGCTGTTGATCACCGCGGCGACGAGCTGCGCCTCGTAGCCGAGCGTGCCGTTGACGAGGTGCGTCTTCTGCGCGACGGCAAAGGGATTCATGCCCCACTGGGTCGCCTGCATCACGACGGCCATGCAGTCGCCCACCGAGCCGCGCAGGTGCTGCGGGATCGTGGTCTTGCCGGTGGCCATGATCTCGGCCATGCGGATCATGCGATCCATGCTGGCGTCGTTCATCGTCAGCGCGCCGGCGCTGTAGCGCTCGACGGGTAGGGCGGCGGCAGTGGGATCGCTCGGCGCAAGGGTAAGGGCCTGCTCTTGGGTAGGTGCGTTCATGTCGTTCTCGAGGTGGTGGTGATCAGAAAGCCCGCGGCCCGGCCAGGTAGGCCAGCAGGGCGCGGCAGGTGCGCCAGAAGCACGCGCCGAGCGTCTTCGGGTGGTGGATCTCGACTGCCGGCTGCGGCTGCGCGCGCGGCACGCTGCGCTTGATGGGCGCCACACGCGCCGGCTCGGCGCCGGGCAGCTCGACGTCCACGCGCGGCAGGTCTTCGCGGTAGACCATCGCCTCGGTGTGCAGCTCGTCGCGGCGGGCATGGGCAGCGGCCAAGCGCAGCTCGATGGGCTGGTGGGGACCGGTCATCGCGCGGCCCTCCAGAGGCCGGCTTGGCGCAGCAGCACCTCGCGGTTCGCCATGCGGCGCGCCTCGCGCTTCACGAAGGCCAAGCCCCAGGCCGGCAGGCCGAGCAGGAGGAGGAGGGCGAGGGCGGTCACAGCGCCTCCGCTGCCAGCTCAGGATTGCGCCGCGCAGCGCGCGCTGTGCGGCCGTTCTCTTCGCACTGCGCCAGGCAGTCGGCCTCTAGCGCGTCGAGCACCTCCTTGCTCAGCGCCTGAGAGCACTCCGTGCCGTTGAGGTAGACGCCGGTGATGTCGAAGTACGCCGGGCAGCCAGGCTCTTCTCGGTCGCCCCGCTCCTCGGGGGAGAAGTCGCCCTCGACCTCAAACACGATGTCGCCCCACTCGGCGGAGAGCGTCAGGCCGGGCGCGGAGAACTCGGCGCGGACCTTGGCCGTCTCGGCGCGCGCCTCGTCGCGCTGATCCAGCGCCACCACACAGCGCCCGAGCAGCGCGTAGGCCATGCGGGACCAGTACAGCGCGCGGCGCTCGCTCTCGTCGCAGCCGGCGGGGAACGTGGCGCCGCTCTCGGCGTGGATGCGGCGCAGGTGCCGGGCAGCTTCCTCATGGGCAGGAGCGAAGGGCGGCTCGGGCTGCTGGTAGACCGGCACGAAGGCCGGCGCGGCGGGGGCTTGGGTCTGGGCTTCCATCGAGGCTCCGGGGTGGGGGGGGGCGATGGAATGGATTATCACGAACGTGATTTTGTAAGTCAACACGAATGTGATTGATATGTCGGGGGCGTGATGGAGTGGGCCGGAGTGACGCTCGGTAAGCCCGCGGGGGCCCTGCCACTACCCTCCCGCATGCGCCTCCTCATCCCCATCGTTCCTCTTCTAGAGCTCCCCGCACCCCCGGGGATGTAGCTCGGCTCGGCCGCCGCTACGGTGCGGGCCTCACGAGACCTGGAGGATGTGGATGCGCAAGAAGATCGGAGCGGCTGCTTTGGCCCTGTTCGTGGCAGCGGCGTGGGGTGGCGGGACGGAGGAGGGCGGGCGCTGCAAGTGGGATCGGCGCGCGGGGGAGTTCGTCTGCCGGTGAGGGCCTGCCGCACATTGGGATGTGCACATTGCATTGGGGGTATCGCATCGCCTGTATCCGATCGGATACCATCGGGCAATGTTCACCGTGCAGCTCACCGAGAGCTTCAGCGACTGGCTCGCGGACTTACGCGACCTGCGCGCGCGCATCGCCATCGCTCGGCGGCTTGACCGGGTGCGCGCCGGCAACCTGGGCGACGCGAAGGCGGTCGGCGAGGGCGTGTCCGAGCTGCGCGTGGATGTGGGGGCAGGCTACCGCGTGTACTTCGTGCAGCGCGGCGGCCATGTCATCGTGGTGCTGGCTGGAGGCGACAAGGTCAGCCAGGAGCGCGATATCCGGCGCGCCAAGCAGATCGCCAAGGAGCTGTAGTCATGGCAGAGAAGCTCATCCCCTTCGACATCGCGCGCTACCTTGATAGCGAGGAGGCGGTGGCCGAGTACCTCAGCCAGGTGCTCGCCGATGGCGACCCTGACGAATTCCTCGAGGCGGTGGGGCACATCGCCAAGGCGCGCGGCATGGCCCAGGTCGCGCAGGACGCTGGGCTCGGCCGCGAGAGCCTCTACAAGGCACTGACGCCGGGCGCGAAGCCGCGCTTCGACACCATGCTGCGGGTCATGAGCGCGCTTGGCGTGCGACTTGCCGCGCGGCCGGCGACGCAAGAGGGGCGCTCGTGAGGATCACCTACCTTGAGGCCGACGACACGCTGGTGATGCGGCTGTCGAGCAAGCCGATCGTGCGCGAGGGCCTGCAGGACTGGAACACCTGCGTCAGCTACGCGGAGGACGGCTCGGTCGTGGAGATGGTGATCCTGGAGGCGCGCAAGTGCGGCGCGTGGCCGCTGCACGTGGAGCACCGAGAGGCGGCCTGACGCCAGACGCGGAGCAGAGCCTCAAGTCCGAGATTCGGGCGCCGATGAGGAGGAATGCGCACTATCTACCCTCGCACCGCCGCCTCGATGCACTCCGACAGCGTAGCGCTCGGGATCGCACTCTTCACCGAACTGGTGGAGCGCTTCGACCGCGCGCCGCAGTTGCTCATTGCTGCCGCCTACCTCGATGCCGGCTGCTGCCTCGACGCGCCGGAGCTTCTGCCTGCCGGCGGCTGCTACGGCGAGGACTGGGGTGACGCGCAGCTCGCGCATCAGCTCACGGTCGCGCGCGGCTGAGCGCTACCGCGCCTTGGCCTGATGCCGGGCGCAAAAAAGCCCGCGCGAGGCGGGCCTTTTGGCGCTTACTGAGCTCTCTGACTTGAGCCTGCATTCTTTTGCAGCCGAGTCATTGGAAGAACGCTGGCTACTGATTCAAGCACCAAGGATTCCCGTTTGGCTGCTTCTTGATCAAATCTATCATCAAGCACCACTAGCGTTTGAAGTTTACTGTTGGCTGGAGAGCTTCTGATGTCAAGAAGCTTCCTGAGCGCAGAGCTAACAGAATTGGGGTGCGTAGTGATCGCAACGACGGCTTTGCCATCTAGGTCGAAGTCCAGCGTGTAAGTGTTGCCAGAGATGCCTGTGTACTGCGGCTCTGGCCGTAAGTTTGCCTTAGGCTTCCATGCCCTCAAGTACAAGCCAACTTCGTCTATGAAGTGGGCTATGTCAATCTGGGTGCCGACCTGCTGCTTCTCCCAAGAGGTGATTGAAACAAGGGCTGAAATGTAGTTCGAGAATGCAGTTGGCGCTTTATCAGCCGGAGCCCATATTTCGAACTCACCGATTTCGTTCAGCGAAACCCCGAACGGCTCCCCTGCAGCTTTTATGAACCTTGTCCGCCTATGGTTTTCAAATTGCAGACCCCGCCCCATGAAGTGCAGCAGCACCCCGCCGTCATCAAAAAATCTTACTTGACCGCCAATTTTTTGAACGTAAACAGGAAAGCTATCGCCATCCTCAAAGCAAAAGGCAGTCTCTATCATGGCCACGGACCCATCGTCGTTGATGGGGTGGCACTCAAGGCCAGTGATGGACGGAAGACTTGAGCAGATCATGATGTTCATCCCCGTAGCCTGAAGTCTTCAGGATGTGAGAGGGGCGGCTTGAAAGTGATGTTTGTTTGTCGGCAGAAGTGGACGATGATCTCATCGTAAGTCCAGTGGCTCCAAGATGCATCCCCTTCTGTGCGTGACCTGCCGATGTGCTCGTGTGAGAGCTGGTGCTTGTCCTTGGGCTGATGCTTCTTCCACTTGGAGACCTCAAGCTGGTAGACCCTGGTCAATCCCCACGGATTCCGCTTGTACACCGTGAAGATGTGCCGCACGATCCCTGTGGACGGGCTCCTACTGAAGATCAGCTTCACATGGAGGCCGGTCCGTATCCCGTCCGCGTCCACCAATCCAGTTTCTGTGGAGAGCGAGTGCGGCTGCGTCTTCTCGTGCTCCCAGTCAGGGCAGTCTTCGCAGATGAGAGGCTCTGCCAGCAGGGCCCTCGCCTCTGCTTCTGGTATGTGCTGCAATCAACGCTCCTGCTGACGTTGCTTCAATGACCGCCACTCCCACGGCGGCACCGGTTCTGGATCTGCCCCCAGCTCGCGCCGCTCTGCGCGTGCCTCACTCTCGACTTCGACCTCGAGCAGCGCCCCATCCGTCAGGTACTTCCGGTAGGCCCACACCATGCCGGCGCGCAGCTATTCGGTGCTGGCGTCTTTTCCATCGCAGCTTGCCCACGCCACGCTGCGGCTGTAGCGGTCCAGCGTCTGCTGGCACACCTCGGCCGCCTGCTGGAAGCACATTTGCGCCAGGTGCGGGCGGCTGCGCTCGTCGAAGTCGGGGCTGTTGCGCCCTCGGCACGCTGAAGCTGGAGGGGCAGGCGAGCACGCCAGAGAGAGCCTTAACCTGTTGGGCCACCCTTTGAGGATTCCTGCTCGTCCTCGAAATGCTTGATCCGCTCCTGCACCAACGCCAAGGCCTGTTGAATGGCGCCGAGCGCGCCTCCCAAGGGCAGGAAAACCTCGGCCCTGCGCTCCTCCGGCAGGTCCTTGGTAAGGACCTCGATCGCTTTTGCCAGGCCGGCCGTCGCATTGATGAGTTGGATCTCTGTCTGGATGATTGAGCTGTCGGGGGTCATGGGGGTCCAGTGAGGAGGCTTGAGTTCCGGTGAGCAGGGGGGGGCTATTGCGCTCTCGCCGCGCCGAAGCCGGGGGCTATTGGGGTCTTTGCTCGCCGCGCTGAAGCCGGGGAGGGCATGGCGGGGCAGGTTAGGCGGTGTTGGTTACCGAGGAGCCCTGCTGAATTCGCCGCTCCCCTCTACGAATGGGACCCAGTCCAAGGCATCGATTGTTTCTGAGCTGGAGTTGCTACCGTCACGATTTTTCGCAGGAATCGCCACCATCCGCCATAGTCGTCCGGTTTGTGTGTCCAGTAGATATTGATCTCTCCTGTATTCTGAAACTTGCCCAAATACGAATCTCCCCCCAGGAGATGAGAGAACTTTGTGTTCTGGCGGCTTTACTTTGACGGGCTCATTTGCAAACGCGAGAGAGGCGATGGAGAGCAATATGGATGTCGATATTTTTTTGGGAAACATATGGGTTGAATATTATTAATTTCGCGCTTCGGGTCTCTACCTGCGGCGGTATTTCCGGTGCTCGACCATGGTGCCGACAATTGAAATCGGGGTCTCGTCGGACCGCATTGATTCGTAGTCCTCGTTCAGCGGAACCAATTCAAATATGGTTTTGCCGGTAATGCTGATGCCGCGCGGCCGGTACTTCTTGAACGTCGCCTCGTGGGATCCGTTCTTCGCCACCACGAAGTCCCCCGGTAGCGGCGCTACATCCGGGTCCACGATGATGCGGTCGCCCGGCTTGAACTCCGGCAGCATCGAGTCGCCCTTGATCTCCAGCGCGAAGGCGTGTTCCCCGAGATCAAGGTCAGTCAGCAGGTACTCCAGCTCTCCACCGAAGTCGAGGCCCTCGGCCATCTGGCCGGCCTGGACATAGCTGATCAGCGGGATCTTGCGGGTGCCGATGGCGGCGGGGGCAACGTTAGAAGGCTCTCCAACATCCCTGGGCCCAGTGCCCTTCAGTAGCCACTTGGGGTGGACCCCCAAGGCCTCGGCAAGCTGGATCAGGTTGCGCGGCTCGTCGCGCTCGCCCTTCTCGTAGTTCCCGATGGCGCCCTGAGACAGGCCAGCCCGCCTCCCCAGCTCCGCCTGGCTCCACTTCTTTCGTTCTCGTGCCCACTTCAGGCGTTCTGGGAATGTTTTCACATCCGTGATTAGAACGCGGGGTTGCACCACGTTCGTGGTGGCCGCACAATCACGAACGTGATAACGCATCGGGCCTGCCATGACTCCCCTTGAAAGAGCAATCCAGATCGCCGGCGGCGTCTCCGCTTTGGCGGGCGCCCTGGGCGTGGCGCAGAGTGCGCCGAGCATGTGGAAGGCGCGCGGCCGAGTCCCCGCCGAGTACTGCCCCGGCATTGAGCACTTCACCCGTAAGCGGGGGGAGCCCGTAACGTGCGAGCAACTGCGGCCGGACATCCCCTGGGGCGTTCTTCGTGACCAGCCCACCTCCACCCCCATCCTCCCCCCGCCCACCCCCGACACGCCTCCCCCTGAGCAGGGGGTGCAGGCACGCATGCCGGAGAAGCGCAGCGGTGGGGACCGGCGGGAGCGCGAGCGCAGAAGCGAGGAGCGTCGCAAGGGAGCGCGCCGCGCGCATGAGGCGGCGGTGCACGCAGGGGAGGGGGCGTGATGGATGCTCTGCGCGACTACTCAGCCCGGCGGCTCGCTTTCCGCGGACGCCCGCGACATGCCTTCTACGTCGGTGGCAACGGTGTGAAGCCCGCTCAGGAAGTCCTCGGAGATGAGTCTGCTCGGCAGCGAGTGGGCCAATTCCTCTTCAACCCCGGCCAAGCAGGCCTTGATCAGCCGCTTCTGAGTCCCAGGGTCCATCTCTCGCAGTTCCGCCCAGAGCGCCAGCAAAGCAGCCCGATAGCCAGCCGCACGACCCAACGCGAAATCGTCTACGGAACCGTTCATCGCATGTCTTTGCTGCGCTGCGGAAAAGCGCCCGAACGGAATTTACCCAAGGGAGGACTTCATTGGGCTGACAAGGCCGAAGTCCAAGCCGGGCATTGGGCGGAAGCCGGGAAGAACACGGGAGAGGCCCCGGGAAAACCCCGGGCTTGAACTTGGGCCGCGCAGTTCAGGCGGCTGACCTTGAGGAAGAACGCCGCCGAGCGCGGCACATGAAAGCTAGACGATGACCGAAAACGCCACCCCGGAAGCCGCAACCTCGCTCGACGCGCAGGGCAATCTTCCCCGATTCAATACTGCGCCGCAGCAGGCCGTGCCCACATCCCCCGTTCAGGTGGAGCAGCGCTGCGAGACCTGCGCGCACGTCGCGACCGTTGCCCAGGTCGAGCCCTGCGGCTCGTGCTTCCGCGACGCCGGCCTCTACGCGAACTGGGCGGCCTGAGCGATGGACCTCAGGACCCCCCTGCTCGTCACCCCCGAGGGTGCGGAGCCGACCACTACTTCGCGCATCGTCGCGGAGCGCTTTGGCAAGCGACACGCGGATGTGCTGCGCGCCATCCGGGCCTTGCTGGCCGATCCGGAGATGCGCAGCTTCACTGAGCGCAATTTTGCGTTCAGCACATACACCGACCCGACCGGCCGCGCGGTGCCGGAGTACCGCCTGACGAAGGACGGCTTCGCCTTCGTGGCCATGGGCTTCACCGGCCGGCGGGCCAACCAGTGGAAGCGGGCCTTCCTGGAGGCCTTCAACACCATGGCCGAGCAGCTCCAGCAGCAGCACCTCGGCCTGTGGCAGCAGTTCCTCGCCCTCGAGGCGCGCGAGCAGGGCTCCAAGGCGCGCGCGTCCATCGGCTCGCAGCTGATGCTTGAGCGCAAGCGCGAGATCCCGGCGATCGTCTCCGAGCGTACGCGGCTTGCCGCCGCCATCCAGCCCCGCCTGCCGTTCGATCGGTTCGAAGGAGGCCGAGCGTGCTGATCGAGATCCTGCTGACCGCCTTCGGCGTCATCGGCGCCGTCGTTGCGCTCGCCGAAGGCCTCGCTCGCCTCATGGGGGTGGAGTTGTGATGGCCGACTACCTGCGCACGCTCGCAGCGCCCTATGAATGGACGCTGTGCACCGCCGGCGCGATCTTCCTCGGCGCCTGGATCGACGTTTGGCTGGGAGAGGACGAGTGAAGCCCGTCATCCACCCCTGTGGCGCCTTCGGCGCGCTGTACGAGGTCGGTGCCGGCTACGAGGGCAAGCGCGACGAGCTCGGCCGGCTGTACCTGCAGCCGCTGAAGGCTGCCCCTCGCATCTGTGCACCCAACGGCAAGCCGGTCGTCACCGACGAAATGCGCCGCGGCGCGCTGGTCAAGCCCGACTCCATCGGCCTGGTGGGCCAGCTCACCGAGAGCGCTGCTGACAAGGCCAAGCGGCAGCAACGGCTCGCCGGGAGCATTTGATGAGTCCGCGGCGCGCCCTTGCCATCTTCGCCTTGGCCTACCTGGCCGCCTCTGTTGTCTTGCGCGCGATCGAGCGCATGGGAGGGCTGACGCCTTGAACGAGAACCTGCCCGAGCCGCTCGTGCCGGCCGATTGCGACCTACGCGATTTCGCGTGCATGCCGCTGGATGTGCGGCGTCTGCGCGACAGCGACCTCTCCGCGCTGGAGTCCCCGGAGGCCTGCTGGGCCGCCGTGCTGCTGTGGTCCGCGTCGTGGCATCAGGTGCCGGCCGCCTCGCTGCCGGACGACGATCGCATCCTGTCCAACCTCGCCGGCTACGGGCGCGTCGTCAAGGAGTGGCGCAAGGTCAAGGCGGGCGCATTGCGCGGCTGGGTGAAGTGTGCCGACGGCCGGCTCTACCACCCGGTCGTGGCCGAGAAGGCCGTCGAGGCTTGGAACTCCCGGCTTGATCAGCGCTGGAAGACCGAGTGCGCGCGCATCAAGAAGCACAACGAACGCCACGGCACGCAGATCCCGCAGCCGGTCTTCGAGGAGTGGGTGGCGCAGGGCTGTCCCCAAGGACAGCGCCTGCCTGTCGCTGGCGACGCCTCCGAGTTGTCGCAGGGACAGGCCCCATCTGTCCCTAGCGACAAGGGCGGGCTGTCGCAGGGACAGGGCGGCAGTGTCCCGAAGACAAAAGAGTCTCGTCCCGATGCTGTCCCCAGCGAAACGCGCTCCAAGGGACAGGGAGAGGGACAGGGATATATAAAAGAAGCAGAACCTATCGGTTCTGACGCCGCTGGCGTCCCGCCGCTCCATGCCGGCGAGGAGGAGCCGAGGTCGAAGCTCAAGCCCGACGAGATCATCTTCGGCTACGGCGTCCCCCTCCTGACCTCCGCCGGCTCCACCGACAAGGCGGCGCGCTCGTTCCTCGGCGGGCTGCGCAAGACCCATGGCGACGCCGCCCTCATCGACAAGCTGCGCGCCTGCATCCGGGCCAAGCCGCTGCAGCCGCTCGAGTGGCTCGCGAAAGCCCTGCCGCCTCCGGCCGTCCTGGCCCCCCATGAATCGCTCGCTGCACGCAACGCGGCGAGCACCGAAGAAGCGATGCGCCTGCTCGGCGCGAAACCTGGTGAGGTGATCGATGCGTGATGCCGACATGAAGGAGTTCTTCGCGCTCCTCGACGACGTGGCGGGCTTCTACGAGAAGCCGCTGAGCCCGACGCAGAAGGCGATGTACTTCCGCGCGCTGGCCGAGTTCCCGCTCGCCGAGGTGCGTGCCGGCTTCGATGCGCACTTCCGCTGCGACAAGCACGGCGACTTCATGCCCAAGCCCAACCGCATCCGGGCGCACATCACCGGGCTGGTGGCGGAAGACAGGCGCCCCGGCGCCGAGGAGGCGTGGGCTGTCGCGATCGGCGCCGCCGACGAGTCGAAGACGCTCGTGTGGACGGCCGAGATGGCCGAGGCGTGGGGTGTGTGCCGCGCGGTGTTCGCCTCCGGCGACGAGATCGGCGCACGCATGGCGTTTCGCGAGGCCTACATCCGGCTCGTCGACGAGGCGCGCCGCGCGCGCCGGCCTGCTGCCTGGGTCACGTCGCTCGGTCATGACGCTCAGCAGCGCAGTGCCGCGATCGACAAGGCCGTCGAGCTCGGCCGCCTGCCCGCTCTGGAGCGGCCGGCTCTGCCGGCGCCCGAGCAGTCGCTGCAGCTGCTCGCCGACAAGGCCCCTGACGGTGTGCGCGAGAGGCTGCGCGGTCTGCGCAACTGGTTCGCCGGCCGCCAGGAGGGGCCGAGCTACGACGCCGTGGCAAAGCAGCGCACCGCCGATGCGAAGGCCGAAGCGGCTGCGCGCGTCGCCGCCTACCAGCAGCAGGGGGCTGCATGAACTGCTCCGCCTGCGTCGATGCCGAACACGACCCGCTGGTCGCCGAGTACCGCGGCGACTGCGAGGGCTGCTCTGCGCGCTCGCTGGCCTACGCCCCGAGCTTCGCCGACAGCGAGCGGCTCGGCCGGTTGACGGCCACCTACCGCTCGGCGCTGCGGCTGACCTTCGCCGACCCGCTTGCCGGCCACCAGCACGTTAAGCGGTGGGCCGAGCGCATCAGGAGTGCCCGCCAAGCCCCGGAACGGGGCCGCCAAGCCACGAACGAGGTCCGGTGAATACCGAGGCCGCCACCCGACACCAAAAACGCTTAAACGAGGGATTGTGAAATGAGCCATTGCCGAATCGGCATCGACCCCGGCGCCTCGGGCGCTATCGTGATCCTCGACGCCGCCGGCGTGCCGCTGAAGTGGGCAGCGATGCCCACTCGCAAGACGGGCTCGGCCACGCGCGTCAACGCGGCCGCACTCGCTGCCTTGTTGCGACCCTTCGCCAACGGCCTGGCCTTCCTCGAGCAGGTGGGCGCCATGCCGGGGCAGGGCGTGTCCTCCATGTTCAGCTTCGGGCACTCGGCCGGGGTCGTCTCTGGCGTGCTGGGCGCGCTTGAGATCGAGACGACGATGGTCACGCCACAAGCCTGGAAGCGGCGCGCGGGCTTGATCGGCACCGACAAGGATGCGGCGCGCTCACGGGCGATCGAGCTGTGGCCGGCGTGGCGCGAACTCGATGCCAAGGGTCGCGGCCAAGCGCTGGCGGATGCCGCGCTGATCGCACGGTTCGGCGAAGCTGTCACAGCCCGCGGCGCTCAACATACGGGAGGGGCAGCGTGAAGCTCGACATCACGACCAACGTCGCCGACGTAGTCAAGCACCTCGACGACGTGGCGCGCAGGCAGATCCCGTTCGCTGCGGCGCGCGCGCTCACCACCATCGCCCGGGAGGTGCGTGAGGACGTCCAGGCCGAGATGGTGAGCGTCTTCGACCGACCGACGCCGTTCACGCAGCGCGGCCTGTTCGTCACGCCCGCGAACAAGCGTGAGCTCGTCGCGACGGTCGGCGTAATGGACCGCCAAGCGCAGTACCTGCGCTGGCAGGTGGAGGGCGGCGACCGCAATCCGACCAACCGCGCCACCGTGCTGCCCTCGCTCATTAACCGCAACGAGTTCGGGAACGTCAATCGGCGCGACCTCAAGAAGCTGATCGAGCTGGCCAAGGCCGGCAAGCGGGTGTCGCATCGCGGGAAGGTGGGGCAGCGCACAGGGGTGAGCAGCAGGGCAGATCTGTTCTACGGTGACCCGCCCGACGGCCGCCCGGCCGGGCTCTACAAACGCGTGCGCACCGGCGCGCGCGACCAGCTCATCCCGCTAGTGATCTTCCGCGAGCAGGCGGTGAAGTACCGCAAGCGCCTGGACTTCTACGGCGTGGCGGTGGCCACAGTCAACCGGGTCGGCCGCCAGCGCTTCGAGGAGGCGCTCGCCCAGGCAATCGCGACCGCGAGGTCGAGGGCATGAGGGGCGGGAGCGCGGGTCCTTCCGGGGCTCGAGCGTCGGGGGTCATTCGCGCCCCGCGCTTCGACAGTTTTTCGGCCCCGCAAGCATTTGTTTAATTCATGCAGCCGCTTACCCTGACCATTCCCGAGGTGCGCCGCGCCAACAAGGCGCAGGCGGCGGAGTTCTTCGACGTGACCCTGCCGACCGTCGACGCTTGGATTCGCAAGGGCGCGCCGGTGCTGCAGCGCGGCTCCCGAGGCGTGAGCTGGGTGCTCGACCTGCGCGCCCTGGCCGAGTGGCTCTATGGCGGCCAGAGCGCGCCCGGGGAGGTGGATCCGGACAGCCTTCACCCGCAGGACCGCAAGGCCTGGTACGAGGCCGAGAAGAAGAAGCGCGAGCTGCAGGTGGGAGATCGGGAGCTGATTCCGGCGGCCGACGTCGAGCAGGCGGTGGCGACCGCATTCGCCGCGCTCGCCCAGGACATCCGGGCCATTCCCGACAACCTGGAGCGCCGGCACGGCATCGCCCCGGATGTAGCCGAGCAGGTCGAATCTGCTCTCTTCGAGGCCATGGACGTCATGGCCGACCGCCTGAGTGCGCTCGCTCCTCTCGAGGCCGCCGAATGACCTTCGCCTCCGCCTACCCCGTCATTCGCGCGGCAGCCATCGCCTTCCGCCCGCCCCGGCGTGTGAGCGTGGCGCAGGGCGCCGCCGAGGCGCTCGTGATCCGCCAGCCAGGTGGCTACTCGGGCAACTGGTCCGCGACCGAGACGCCCTACATGATCGAGCCGATGAACATGCTGGCCAGCCGCCGGCACGAGGCCGTGTGCTTCGTCGGGCCCGCGCGCACCGGCAAGACGATGGGACTGCTCGACGGCTGGCTCGCCCACGTCATCACCTGCGACCCGGGCGACATGCTGGTGGTGCAGATGAGCCAGGAGAAAGCGCGCGAGTTCAGCAAGACACGCGTCGACCGGGCCATCCGCAACAGCCCGCAGCTGCGCGAGCTGATGAGCATGCGGGGGCACGACGACAACACCCACGACAAGCTCTTCCGCCACGGGATGTGGCTCAAGATCGGCTGGCCCTCGGCGTCGCAGCTCTCCTCGAGCGACTACCGCTACGTGGCGCTGACCGACTACGACCGCATGGCCGACAACATCGACGGCGAGGGCTCGGCCTACGCGCTTGGCCTCAAGCGCACGACGACGTTTCTGAGCCGCGGCATGTGCATGGTGGAGTCCAGCCCGGGCCGCGACATCGCCGACCCGCACTGGAAGCCCTCGACGCAGCACGAGGCGCCTCCGGTCACCGGGGTGGTGGGCATCTACAACCGCTCGGACCGGCGCCGCTGGTACTGGCAGTGCCCCGACTGCCGCGACTACTTCGAAGCCGCGCCGGGGCTGGCGCTGTTCTCGACCCTGCCCGCCGAGCACGAGCTACTCGAGGAGGTGCGCGCGGCCAACCTGCCTGCGTTGGCCGCCCAGCATGCCCGGGTCGTCTGCCCGCACTGCGGCAGCCTGATCGACGCAAAGCACAAGCCCCACCTCAACCGCATCGAGACGGCGCGCTGGGTGGCGGACGGCCAGGCCGTGACGCCCGAGGGCGAGGTAATCGGCGAGGCACCGCGCTCGAGCATCGCCGGCTACTGGCTCGGCGGAGTGGCCGCGGCTTACCAGAAGTGGGACAGCCTCATCCTGCGCTACCTGCAGGGCCTGCGCGAGTACGTGCTGTCGGGGTCCGATCTCACGCTCAAGGCCACAGTCAACACCGACCAGGGCATGCCCTACCTGCCGCGCCACCTGTCGGCCGAGAAGGACGTCGGCATCGAGTCGCGCACGGAGGAGTTGGAGCGCTACCACGTCCCGGAGGAGGCGCGCTTCCTGCTCGCGACCGCCGACGTGCAGGGCGGCACCAACGCGCGCTTCGTGTGCGAGGTCCGCGCCTTCGGCCCGCACCTCGAGTCGTGGCTGGTCGACCGCTTCTCGCTCACAACCACGGAGCGCAGCGGGGTGACCGCCCAGGTAGACCCGGCCGGCTATCCCGAGGACTGGGATCTGCTGACGGAGAAGCTCGTGCGCGCGACGTATCGGCTCGCGGACGGGCGCGAGATGCGCGTGCTGCGCGTCGCTGTAGACACCGGCGGCGAAGCCGGCACCACGCCGAACGCCTACGCCTGGTATCGCCGCTTGCGCCGCGAGGGCCTTGCCTCGCGCGTGCTGCTGGTCAAGGGCGGCAGCCACGCGCAGGAGAAGCCGATGATCAAGGGCACCGCGCGCGCAAGCGACGGTCGCCCGATGCACGACATGCCGGTGTGGATCGTCAACACCGACTACTACAAGGACGTGATCGCTGCGAGTCTGCGTCGCAAAGTGCCTGGCCCCGGCTACTTCCACGCGCCTAAGTGGCTTCCCCAGGCGTACTTCGACGAGCTCAAGGCTGAAATCCGGGGCGCCAAGGGCAAGTGGAAAAAGATCCGCACCCGCAACGAAGCGCTCGACCTGTGGGTGTACGCGCTGGCGGTCTGCGAGGCGCTGGGCTACGGCGCCAAGGGGCGGTTGAGCTGGGATGAGCCTCCGGAGTGGGCTCGGCTTCAGACCGATGCCAATAGCGAGGTCGTCTCTCCGGAGGAGCGCCGTGCAGAGCGCGCCGCCGCCGCGCCTCGCAAGCCGCGGCCCGTCTCCCCCATTGCAAAGTCCGACTGGAGTTCCCGCCTATGACCCCTTCCTTTGTCGACGTGGTGGCCGACGGCCTGCGCCACTTCGCCGGCTTGCCTCCTGCGGTGGCAGAGGCGCTGGCAGCCCAGATTGCTCGCTCGGCAGCGGAGCTTGGGCATGGGGGCGGGGACTACTACCTTCCGGGGGCGAGCCATCTCAACAGGGCGGAGCGCAACGCGCGAATCCGCGCCGAGTACGTGGGCGCGAACGTGAAGGAACTGTGTCGAAAGTACGGACTGAGCCGCGCATCGATCTATAGCATCGTGCGCCGCGGGCGGGATGACTGCTGATCGTCCAGTGCCGCCCCTAAAAGTTGGACGAAACCCGCGGTAGCCTGCGCGCCACAGCCACGCGCACCCGCCGAACTCGATGACTACTACTGCCGAAACCCGCCTTGCCGCCTACCTTGCCGCCGAGGTGGCCATCCTTCAAGCGCAAGAGGTCAGCGTCGACGGCCGTCGGCACCGCATGGCCGAACTCGCCGACGTGCAGCGGCAGATCAGGGAGTTGCAGCAGCAGGTCAACCTGGAACGGGCTGCGGTAGCAGGTCGCAGCCGACTCGGCTTCAGCCTCGCCAACCTGCGGGACGGTCGCGCATGAAGGTCACTGCGCTTGACCGCCTCATCGGCTACTTCTCCCCGCTCGCTGAGTTGCGCCGGCGGCATGTCCGCTCGGTGTTGGCCAGCTACGACGCAGCCGAGTCCTCGCGTACGCGCCGCTTCTATCGCGAGCGCGCCACGCAAAACGAGTTGGTGCAGAAGTCAGGCCAAGTGATTCGAGCGCAGGCCCGGCACCTGGCGCGCAATCACGACCTGGCGCGCGGTGCGCTGCGCACGCTCGTCAACAACGTGGTTGGCGCCAAGGGCATCGGCATTGAGCCGCAGCCGCGCCGCGAGGACGGCAGCATCGACAGCGACTACGCAGCCGCGCTGCTCGAGGCCTGGCGCGACTGGGTCCGGGTGCCGGAGGTGACGCACCAACTGTCCTTCAGCAAGCTGCAGCGCGCCATGGCTCGTGCCTGGATCCGTGACGGCGACGTGTTCTCGCAGATGATCATCGGCCCGCGCAACGACCTCGACCACGGTACCCGCGTGCCGCTGAGTCTTGAGGCCTTCGAGGCGGATCTCGTGCCCTTCGACCTTCACGACGAGCGCCGCGGGATCGTGCAGGGCATCGAGCGCAATGCCTGGGGCAAGCCGCTGGCCGTGCATGTGCTCAAGACCAACCCGAGCAGCATCAGCCAGCCGCTGGCGAGCGACACGAAGCGCATCCCGTGGGAGCGGGTGCTGCACTTGGCCAGCCTCGATCACATCGGGCAGATCCGGGGCGTGAGCGAGTTCGCGAGCGTCATTACGCGGCTGGAGGACATCAAGGACTACGAGGAAAGCGAGCGTGTGGCGGCCAAGATCGCCGCGATGCTCACTGCTTACGTGCGCAAGGGCACGCCCGAACTCTATGTCCAGGAGGGCGCCTCCCGGGAGCCACGCCAGATCAACTTGGCGCCCGGCATGATCATCGACGACCTCGGGCCCGGCGAGGAGATCGGCATGATCGACAGCAAGCGGCCGAACCCGAACCTGATCACCTTCCGGCAGGGCCAGCTGCGCGCCATCGCAGCCGGGCTCGGGGGTAGCTACAGCAGCATCAGTCGCGACTATGGCGGCACCTACAGCGCTCAGCGCCAGGAGCTGGTGGAACAGTGGATCCACTACGCGGTGCTCACCGACGACTTCGTGGGCCAGTTCGTGCAGCCCGTGTGGGAGACGTTCGTCACCGTAGCGCACCAGTACGGCGTAGTGCGCATGCCGGCAGGCCTGAAGCCGGGCAGCCACGATGACGCGGTCTACGTCGCGCAGTCCATGCCCTGGATCGACCCGCTCAAGGAGGCGCTTGGGGCGGAGGCGTTGGTCAAGGCCGGCTTTGCCTCTGAGGTCGAGATGATCCGCCGTCGTGGGGCCAACCCCGATGACGTGCTCGAGCAGATCGCGCAGTTCCGCAAGAAGGCTGTAGAGATGGGCTTGAGCTTCTCGACCTCGGGAGTGGAGGAGCCCCCGCCCGAAAGGGGCGCCGAGGAGTAATTTTTTAGGCGCCCCTCATATCGGGGATTGACAGTCAGAAAAATCGTCCAGTCCTACCCCTAAAAACTAGACGACTTCGCAGATAGCCTTCGGCTCAATCTTTGAGCCGGACTGTCTGCATGCCCAACCCCTGGTATTCGATACGAGCGCGCCGCATCAGCGCGGCGGCCGAGGCGCCTGCTTCCGCCGAGGTGTTCATCTATGGTGACATCGGCGAGAGCTGGTGGGATGAGACCATCACCGCTCGCGACTTCGTGCGTGAGATCGCCGCGCTCGACGTCGAGCAGCTCACCGTGCGCATCAACTCCGTCGGCGGCTCGGTGCCGGACGGCCTGGCGATCTACAACGCGCTCAAGCGGCACAAGGCCGCCGTCACGGTCGCGATCGACGGCATGGCGATGTCCATCGCCTCGCTGATCGCGATGGCCGGCGACTCCGTCGAGATGGCGGAGAACGCGCTGCTCATGATCCACGCGCCGTGGACCTACGCAGGCGGCAACAGCGCCGATCTGCGTGAGGCCGCCGACATGCTCGACAAGTGGGCAGAGGCCATGTCCACCAGCTACGCGGCCAAGACCGGTCGCGAGCCGGCCGAGATGCTCGAGCTGCTCACCGACGGCGTCGACCACTACTACACCGCCGCCGAGGCCAAGGCGCTCGGCTTCGTGGACGAGGTGGTCTCCGCCATCCCCGTGTCCGCCTCCGCCGCAATCCCTGCGGCCGCGCTCTCGCGCTACCCGTCGGCCGCAGGCCGGCTCGCCCCTTCCACGTCCGCCGCCGCTGCGGCATCCCTCCTCAAGGAACCGACCCATATGGATCCGAAAAACAACCCGTCGGCGGCTAACCAGCAACCTGCCGCCCCGAGCGCTGCCCAGATCTTGGCCGCGGAGCAGAAGCGCCGCACCGCTGTGCGCGCCGAGTTCGACCTGATGGCCAAGCGCTTCGGTGGCAACGACGCCTTCGCCAAGCTGCAGCGCGAGTGCGAGGACGATGCGAGTGTCACCCCGGAAGCTGCCGGCCAGAAGATCCTGCGCCTGTTGGCCCAGGATGCGGAGCCGGTCGCAGCTCACCGTGTCGTGACGCTCGAGGACGAAGCCGACAAGCGCAAGGAGTCGGTGACCGCTGCTCTGCTGTCCCGTGCTGGCCTTGCCGACGCCAAGACGCGTGAAGTGGCACAAGCCAGCGCCTACCGCGGCGCCAAGCTGCTCGACCTGGCGCGCGCGTCGCTGGATCGCGGCGGTATCCGTCATGACCGCATGGACCAGATGCAGATCGTGGCCTCGGCCTTCACCCAGTCCGGCAGTGACTTCCCGGTGCTGCTCGAGAACGCGATGCACAAGGCGCTGCAGAAGGCCTACGCGACCGCGCCGGACACCTGGAGCCGCTTCTGCGCCATCGGCAGCGTCTCGGACTTCCGCGCGCACAACCGCTACCGCACCGGCTCGCTGGGCAACCTGGACGACCTCAACGAGCTGGGCGAGTTCAAGAACAAGGCAATCCCGGACGGCGAGCGCGCCACGATCCAGGCGGGGACCAAGGGCAACATCATCAACCTGTCGCGCCAGGCGATCATCAACGACGACCTGGGCGCCTTCATCGGGCTGGCGGCCATGCTCGGCCGTGCGGCACGCCGCACGATCGAGGCGCGCGTCTACGCGCTGCTGGCAGAGAACGGCGGGCTTGGCCCGGTGATGCCCGACGGCAAGACGCTGTTCCATGCCGATCACGGCAACCTCACCGCCGGCGCCGCACTGGCGGTGGCTGCTCTCGACGCGGACCGGGTCGCGATGGCCTCGCAGACCGACGTCGGAGGCAACGAGTTCCTGGACCTGCGCCCGGCCGTGCTGTTGGTGCCGCTGTCGCTCGGCGGTACCGCTCGCGTGATCAACAGCGCGCAGTACGACCCCGATACCGTCAACAAGCTGCAGCGTCCCAACATGGTCAACGGCCTGTTCCGCGACATCGTGGATACGCCGCGCCTGTCTGGCACGCGCCGCTACCTGTTCGCTGAGCCGACCGAAGCGCCGGTGCTCGAGGTCGCCTTCCTCGATGGCGCACAGGAGCCGGTCATCGAGTCCGAGAAGGGCTTCACCGTCGACGGCACGCAATACAAGGCGCGCCTGGACTTCGGCGTGGCCGCAATCGACTACCGCGGCGCCGTGACCAACGCCGGCGCTGCCTGATGAGCCGCCACCGGCCTCGGCCGGTGGTACGTCACCGCACCTCTGATCGCACAGGACACCCCCATGCGCAATTTCCTCCAGCCGGGTGAGACCGTCACCCTTGCCGCCCCCTACGCCGTCGTTGCAGGCCAAGGCCTGCTCGTTGGCACGCTCTTCGGTGTTGCCGTGAGCGATGCCGCCAACGGCGCCTCCGTCGAGGCCCGCACCGTCGGGGTCTGCGACCTCACGGCCGTGTCCGGCGACACTGGCTCGGTCGGCTCGAAGGTCTATTGGGACAACACCAACCGCCGCTGCACCACGATCTCGACCGGCAACACGCTGATCGGCTGCCTGCTGGCCCCGAAGGCCAACGGCCAGACCACGATGCGCGTGCGCCTCAACGGCGTCGTCTAAGCCGGCTGAACCGCGATGCTCGACGCCGCCGCCATGGTCGATCGCCTGTACCGCCGCCTCGGCACGCCCGCCACGCACATGAGCGCGGCGAGCGGCATCGAGACCGCTGTGCACGTGATCCTCGACATGGGCGGCGGTGACGCCTCGATCGCCGGCTTGATGCAGGGCGACTCACCCTCGCTCAAGCTGCCCGCGGCGGCCGTGACGGCCGGCGTGCGCAAGGGCGACACCTTCCAGATCGGCGCCACGACTTGGCGCGCCCGGGAGGCCGGCCAGCCGCTGCGCGACGGTGCCGAGCTGCTCGTTTCGCTGGCGAAGGACTGACGCATGGCTGCCACCGCCTTCGAGCAGCTGCTACAGCGCGTCGCCGACGTCATCGCCTCGGCCAGCACGCCCGCGGGTCCCCGGGTGGTGCGCCACCAGGCCGACGACGAGTGGAGCCCCGAGGACTGTCCGCTGGTCTTCGTGCGCCGCGGAGCCACCCGCCGCATGGCCACCGCCCCGATCGGCATGCTCGACCACGAGCTCACCGTGTTTGTGCACCACCTGGTGAGCGGCGCTGCCTGGGAGGCCGCGGCCGACGAGCTGCACCACGCGGTGCATGGCGCGCTGTGCGGCAGCGCCGAGCTCCAGTCGCTCGGCATCGAGCTGACGGCGACCGAGACCCGTGCCCAGTCCGGCAGCACCACCCTCGGCGAGCTTGCTGCCTCCTACCGCATCGCCGTGCGCACCGACACCACCCTGAACCTCGTGAGCTGACCCATGCCCCAGACCGAACTGACCCCGAAGCCCACGCCCGAGAACACGCCGCTGCCTGGTGGCGGCTCCTGGAACTGGAGCGACACCGCGCCGCACTGGCGCCCCAACGAACCCGCTGCCGAGCCTATCACGGCCGGCGAGCCCACCGACTCGAAGGAGTAAGCCATGCCGCGCCTGATCACGAACACCGTCGTCCTCGCCAAGGTCGAGACCACCTCGGGCACCGATGCCGTGCCGACCGGCGCCGCCGATGCCGTGCTGCTGGCCGACGTCAGCATCACGCCGCTGGACGCGCAGAACATCGACCGCAAGCTGATCCGCCCCTTCCTGGGCGGCGCCGAGCAGCTCGTGGGCCCGGCCAGCGTCAAGGCCACCATCACCGTCGAGCTGGCCGGCAGCGGCACCGCCGGCACCGCGCCGAAGTGGGGCGTGCTGCTGCAGGCCTGCGGCATCGCCGAGGCGAACCTCACGACGCCGGCGCGCAACGAGTACACGCCGATCTCCTCGGGCATGAAGACCGTCACCGTCTACTACTACGACGACGGCGTGCTGCACAAGCTGCTGGGCTGTATGGGCAACCCGAAGTTCAGCTTCAAGGTGGGCGAGCGCCCGACGCTGTCGGTGGACCTCATCGGCCTGGATGGCGGCGTGAGCGCGGTGGCGAACCCGAGCGCGACGCTGACGTCGTGGCGCGTGCCGCCCGCGATCACCAAGGCCAACGTCGTCGACATCACGCTCGGCGCGGCCTACGCCGCCGGCGCGCTGACCGGCGGCACCACCTACAACAGCACCGGCCTGGAGCTTGAGCTGGGCAACCAGGTGGCGTTCACGCCGATGCTCAACAGCGAGTTCGTGCAGATCGCCGACCGTGCCGCCACCGGCTCGATGCAGCTCGACCTGACCGCGGCGCAGGAGGTCTCGCTGATGGCCAGCGTCAAGAACAACACCACGCAGTCGCTCGCGATGACGGTGGGCACCGCCGCTGGCAACAAGCTGATCGTGCATGCGCCCGCGGTGCAGCTCATCAACCCCTCCAAGCAGGAGCTCAACGGCAACCGCCTGATCGGCTTCGATCTGCGTCTGGTGCCCGTGTCGGGCAACGACGAATTGCGCCTCGCCTGCGTCTGACACCACCTGCCCGGCCGGGCGCCGGGCGACCCCTTCATCCCTAGGAACTCACGTCATGACCTTCAAGCTCACCGTCGCCGACATCATCGAACTGCCGATCAAGATCACGCTCAACGACGCGGGCAAGACCGCCAGCCACTTCTTCCACCTGAGCGCACAGCGCATCTCGCAGGAGGAGGGCCGCGAAGCCCTGCAGGCCCTGCAGGCCAACGAGCTCGAAACGAAGGACTTCCTGCTCGAGAAGGTCTGCGGGTGGCGCGGCCAGCGCCTGGTAGTGGACGACAGCGGCGAACCCGCGCGGTTCAGCCGCGAAGCCTTCGAGTGCCTGCTGTCGCTGGCCGGCCTGCCGGCCATCGTTTGGGGCGCCTACCTGCGCGCCCTGGTGCTCTCCGACGGTTCGGAGGGCCGCGCAAAAAACTGATCGAGGCCGCGCGTCTGTGGGCGCGCGGCGACCTCAGGATCGACCGGGACGACGATGATGCCGCAACCAACACTGAAAGTCGCATCGCCGAGGCGCTGGCCGCCGTCGGGCTCGTCGCCGACCGACCACGCGTGCGTGACGAGGGGATCTTCCACCTCTGGCCCGAGAACGTTGAGCCCTGGCGGCTGTGGGGCGAGGTGCAGACGCAGTGGCGTCGCGCCGGGTTGGACCGCGCTCCCGTTGGCCTCGACTACGCGGGCGTGCTCGCCTGGCTGCAGGGGCGCGGCATCCGCGGCCGGCGGCTGCGCCGGCGCATGCAGGAGCTGCAGGTCATGGAGCGGGCTGCGCTCGAGGAGTGGGCGCAGCAGCGGCGATGACGCCGCCTACCTGCGCGGGCCGAAGAAGAAGTCGGCCGCGCGCGACAGTGCCCCGATCGCCTCAAGGAAGAAGACCGCGATCCCGGCCAGCGCGCTCCAGACGCAGCCGAGCGCGCTCCAGCGCATCAGCGATGACATCCCCAGCGCAGAAGCCGCCAGCAGCAGCAACAGCAGGGAGGCCAGCACGCGCACGAAGAACAGAGTGAATGGCATGCGAAAAAGCCTAGCACGAGGACGCCGCCGATGAGCACCACTGACATTGGCATCCGCCTCAACGTCAGCGGCGAGGCGCAGGTGCGCCAGGCGTTCGCCGGCGTCGAGGGGCAGCTCGAGCGGCTCACTGGCGCCATCGGCCGCGTGGCCCACTACGGCGCCGCGCTGTTCGCCCTGGTGCCCGCGGCTGTGGGCATGGCCTCTGGTGCCGTGCGCGCGGCCGATGCGGTCACGACCCTGCAGAACAGCCTCAAGCTCGCCACCGGCAGCGCGCGCGCCGCCGGCGAGGCCTACGAGGCGTTGTTCGAGATCGCGCAGCGCAGCCGCACCGGCTTCGCCGAGCTCGGCGAGACCTACGCCTCGATCAGCCGGGCCGGCCAGGCGTTAGGGCTGTCGCAAGAGCGACTGCTCGGTATCACCGAGGCGATCGGCAATGCGATGACGATCAGTGGTGGCTCGGCTGCAAGCATGCAGGCCGCGCTGACCCAGTTGAGTCAGGGCCTCGCGAGCGGGACGCTGCGCGGCGACGAGCTGAACTCGGTGATGGAGCAGTCGCCGCGGCTCGCGCGCGCGCTTGCCGAGGGCATGGGTGTGACCACGGGCGAGCTGCGCAAGCTCGGCGAGCAGGGCGCCATCACTGCTGAGAAGGTCATCAATGCGCTGGAGAAGTCCGCGCCGCAGCTCGCGCGCGAGGTGCAGGGTGCCACGCTCACCGTCGGGCAGGCCTTCACGCTGCTGTCGAACTCGACGATGAAGTTCATCGGCGAGGCTGATCAGGCCAGCGGCGCAAGCAGCATGCTGGCCGGGGCGATGCGCGCGCTCTCCGGCGCGATCGACGATGTGGGCACCGTGATCCGCGACAACCGCGAGTCCTTCGCTGTCATCGGTGGCGCCCTGGCCGGCGCTGCGGCCGTCGCGGGCGTGATGGGGCTCGCCAAAGGCTACGGCGTCCTGGCGGGCGCGCTGGCCGGGCTCGGCACGGTGCTGGCGGCCAACCCGGTCGTTCTCACCTTGCTGGGCATCGGCGCCGCGGCCGGCGCCTTCGTGGTGGTGAACAACGCCTACGCGAAGTCACTCGCCGGTATGCGCGAGGAGCTGGAGCGGCTGGAGAAGGCCGGGAAGTCCGGCGGCTTCTATGGCTCCAAGGCCAGCGAGGAGGTCCTCGCCCGGCGCACCGCGCGCATCGAGGAGCTTCGCCGCAGGATCCTCGAACTCGATCCGGTGGAGCAGCAGGCGCGCGAGAACGAGCGCCAGGGCATTGCCTCGATGGAGGCCGAAGCCGACGCGGCGCGCAGGCTCGCGGGCGACCTCGACGCCTTCCGCCGCAAGCTCTCGGGTGTGCCGGACGGCTATGTCAAGGACATGGAAGAGCTGATCCGGCTTAACCAGGCGGGCGTACTGGTCGGCGACGAGTACGTCGCGGCGCTGAAGAAGCAGCAGGAGGAGCTGCTGAAGAAGACCGGTGTGACCGAGAAGGCCAAGGAGGCCGAGAAAGCCGCGGCCGAAGAGGCGAAGAAGCGGCAGGCGCTGCTGATGGGTGCGATCGGCCTGGACACCAACTACCTCGAGACGCTCGAGCGGCTGCAGAAGATGCGCGCCAAAGGGGAGATCTCCGAGGATCGGTACGTTGCGGCGGTCGAGAAGCTGATCGGTTCGCAGGCAGCGGCCAAGCAGCTCACCGAGGAATACAAGAAGGAGCAGAAGGAGCTCGGCGAGGCGATGGGCGCTGTGACCGCCCACGCGGCCAAGGCCGACGCACAGCTCTACGCGACCGTCGACAGCTTGGCGGCAGCGCTCAAGGAGCAGCAGGAGCGGAACGAGACGATCGGGCTGGAGGCCGGCGCGCTCGCGGGCGTCGAGTACGCCCGGGCGCAGGCGAACATCGAGCTCGCGCGCGAGCGGCTCTATATGCTGGAGATCGCCGGCGAGTCGCCTGCAAGGCTTGAGGCGCTGCGTGCGGAGATCCGACTGATGGAGCAGGTCGCCGAGGCGCGGCGCACGGGCGCGATCAAGGCGGCCGGGACCGAAGCGACGCGGGACGCAGCCGACGCATGGCGCAAGACGACCGATCAGATCGGGCAGTCCCTGTCCGACGCGCTGATGCAGGGCGGGCGCAGCGCACGCGAGTACCTCGTCGGGCTGTTCCGCAGCACTGTGCTGCGCCCCGTCATCCAGGCGGTCGTGCAACCCATCACCGGCGGCGTCGCCTCGATGTTCGGCATGCCCGGCTCCGCGAACGCGGCCTCAGGCGGCTCGTCGATGTTCTCGTCGGCGATGCCCGGCTGGGTCGCCGGCATGTCCTCGGCGTTCACCTCCGGCGCCGCGCTCGCGATGAACGGCGGCACGGGCTTCGCGCTCCAAGGCGCGGGCTCGATGATGGCCAACGGCAGCATCGGTGCTGGCTTCGCGCAGGGCGCGGGCGCGCTCGCCCCGTGGGCGGCCGGCGTCGGCGTCGGCGTCTACGGCGGCCGGGGGATCAGCAACGGGTACGCCGTGCGCGGCAGCGGGAACGGCGTCGTCAACGCCGGCACCGCGATCGGCGCGATCGTCGGCGGACCGATCGGCGCGGCGATCGGCGGCGCGATCGGCGGCCTGGTCAACCGCGCCTTCGGTCGCAAGCTGGTCGACGCCGGCATCGAAGGCAACGTCAGCGAGGTCGGCTTCGACGGCAACACCTACGAGCGCTACAAGGGCGGGTGGTTCCGCGGGGGCAAGACCACGACCGGCGCGCTCGACGGCGGCACCGATGCGACGTTTGATGCGGCTGTCGGCAGCATGTTCGCGCAGGCCCGCGCCTACCGCGACGCCCTGGGCATTCCCGCCGACGCGCTGGCCGGCTTCGTTGCCCGCGTGCAGATCAGCACCAAGGGCAAGAGCGGCGCCGAGGTCGAGGCGGAGCTCAACAAGCGGTTCGCCGAGATCGGCGAGGAGATCGCCGGGCGGCTGATCGGCAGCACCGGGCTGGTGCGGCAAGGGGAGTCGGCGTCGGCGGCGCTGCAGCGCCTGACCGGCGCGCTCACAGGCGTCAATCCGGTGCTCCAGCAGCTGGGCCTGCGCATGTTCGACGTGAACGTGTGGGGCGCCGATGCGGCCAACAGCCTCGCCGAGGCGGCTGGCGGCCTCCAAGCCTTCCAGTCGGCGGCCAGTGCGTACTACGAGGCCTTCTTCACGGACGAGGAGAAGCTGGCCAAGACCACCGACACCGTGCGCCAGGGCATGGCCGCGCTCGGCCAGGCGATGCCGGCAACGCGCGCGGAGTTCCGCCGTCTGGTCGAGGCACAGAACCTCTGGACCGACAGCGGCCGCGCTGCCTACGCCGCGCTGATGCAGATGGCGCCCGCCTTCGACGCCGTCGCTGCTGCCGCG